ACCTCGTGCTTCTCCCGCCAGCCGGCCCGCGCCTTCATCCAGAAGATCGCCGCCGCCGTGTTCTGGCCCGAGGTCGCCATCTGGAACAGCGACTGCGCGACCTTCACCGTCGCCTCGATCGAGCCGCGGTCGAGCTCCCGCCGGAAGTGCTTGCGGAGCGTCTTGGCATCGATCTCGAGATGGGTGGCGATATCCGCCTGCGGGATGCCAAAGCCCGACATGGCCCGGACCAAGGTGCGGTGCTCGCCGCTCGGCTCAAACAATGCCGGCATGCGCGGCCTCCGGGGCCCGCCGGGTGGCGGTCTCGGCAAGGCTGCGGCCGTCGCTGGCCAGACTGGCCTGGAGCCCGGTAAAGGCCTGCCAGCGGATCACGGCCACATCCACATAGGCCGGCGAGAGCTCGATGGCATGGCAGGCGCGACCCTCCATCTCGGCGGCGATCAGGGTGGTGCCGGAGCCGCAGAAGGGCTCATAGACCGCCTGGCCAGGGCTGGAGTTGTTGCGCATCGGCCGGGCCATGCACTCGACCGGCTTCTGGGTGCCGTGGGTGGTCGCGGCATCCTGGCCCTTGCTGGGGATCTGCCAGAGCGTGGTCTGCTTGCGGTCGCCGCTCCAGTGGCCGGTGCCGCGGACTGCGTACCAGGCGGGCTCATGCTGCCAGTGGTAGTGGCCACGACCCATGACCAGCCGCTCCTTGGCCCAGATGATCTGGGCGCGGATGGCAAAGCCGCAGACACTGAGGCTTTCGGCGACGGTGCCGGCGTGCAGCGCCCCATGCCAGACATAGGCGACCTCCCCGGGGAACAGCGCCCAGGCCTCGCGCCAGTCAGCCCGGTCATCGTTCTCGACCTTGCCGGTGCGGGCGGTGGTGCTGAGGCCGGCCCGGTTGCGCCAGGCGGGATCATAGGCCACGCCATAGGGCGGGTCGGTGACCATCAGATGCGGCCGGACCCCGGCCAGGACCGCCTCGACCGCGGCCGGATCGGTGCTGTCACCGCAGAGCAGGCGGTGGCGGCCCAGCTGCCAGAGATCGCCGGGGCGGGTGATCGGATTGGCCGGCGGCTCCGGTACCTCGTCCGGGTCGGTCAGCCCGCCGATCGGTATTGCGAACAGGGCGCCAAGCTCCAGCGGGTCGAAGCCGGTCAGCATCAGGTCGAAGCCCTCGGCCTGGAGTTCGCCGAGCTCGATCCGCAGCAGGTCGTCGTCCCAGCCGGCCGAGAGCGCCAGGCGGTTGTCGGCCAGCACATAGGCCCGGCGCTGGGCCGGGGTCAGGTGGGTCAGCTCAATGGTCGGCACCTCGGCCAGGCCAAGCTTGCGGGCGGCGAGCAGCCTGCCATGGCCGGCGATGACGCCGCGGTTGCCGTCGACCAGGATCGGGTTGGTGAAGCCGAACTCGCGGATCGAGGCGGCGATCTGGGCAACCTGGGCCTCGGAATGGGTCCGGGCGTTGCGGGCATAGGGCACCAGCTCCGCGACCGATGCCGGCTTGTAGGCCGGAAACTTTGCCAGCGAGGCCGTCACTGGCTGCCACCATTCAGCATCCTGGCGGGCTGGTCCTCCGGTGCACCGGATGGCAACCAGGTGAACACGACCGCGGCGGGGCCGGCATCCTTGCCGGAGACCTCGACAACCTGCTTTTCGCGCCAGCCGGCGCGGGCCTTGAGCCAGAAGATGGTGGCGCCGAGGTTCCCCGGCGTGGTGGCCTGCTGGTAGAGGATCTGGGCGACGCGGGCATTGGCCTCGATGGTGGCGATGTCGAGCTCATGGCGGAACCATTTTCGCAGCGTCGGCGGGCTGCACTGCGTCACCAGTGCGATATCATCGTGCGGCACGCCATACCCGGCCATGGCGCGGACCAGGCGGCGCTGCTCGTCGGTCGGGGTGTAGGGCTTGCGGCCTGCCATGGCGGTGCTCCGGGCGGCGCTACGGCGAGCGCGGCGATGCCGTCAAGAATACCGGACCGGCGATTCCTGCGGCAACGCGACATCTGCGCGCAGGACTACGATCTTCTACGGTGGGAGCGGACCGCGTGGTGCACACCCTGCGCGGCGAGGCTTGTAGTACGGGAAACGGCTGGTGCATTGAACACGCCCAAGGACATGCAAAATTGGCAACGAGACCAGCGTATGTCGGCCTAAGAGGCGATTGGGGAAAAGTCAGCGACGCGTGCGACACGTAGTACCTTTAATCAACTACGTGCGCGCGCGTATGCGGGGTAAACTGAATATCGCGTCGCACGTGTCGCTGGGGCGGGATGCTACTCATCGCGGTCGTGCCATGATTGAGGTACTACATCCGGCGCGACCCGCAGGCCCAGGAAGCCACGTCCACGGAACAAGCTGCAGTCTTTCGCGCGCTGGAACCCCTGTCGCTCGAGCATTGTACTAAACCACTTGGCATTGCGCGGGTCTTCGGACCGGCTGAGGGCATAGCTTCGCCATGATCCAAAGAGGTTACTGCTAGTATCACCTATGCTTGCATCGTGCTGACAGCATTCCTCGGCCCACTGAGAGAGCACGTCCTGCTCCGCGAAATATTCGGCAGTCGCCTCGAGCACAGCCAGCGGACGTTTCAACCCGCCCCGCTGCCAGGCGAGGCAACCGTCGATCATCCATCGCAGGATACCGGGCCATTCCGATCGTAGCTTCTCCGGAAGCTCCGGATCAGGCTCAGCAGGCTTGTGCATAAACGGGACCACATTGAAGCGGCGACGAGCTGCATCGTCGACATTACGCAACGCCGGTTTATGATTGCCGCTTATGGTCAGCTTGAATGCCGGCGTGTAGGTGAAGAAGTCCTGCCGCATGAAGCGGGCGGAAATGGGGTCACCGCCAGTCATGGCTTTGATGCGTGCTTCGGCCCAAGCGCGGCCCTCCTCGGTTTCAGTGGTCATCACGAGCCGGGCGCCGGCCAACATAGCCAGATCGGTCGGGTGCCGATCACCCGCCGACGCCGTAAAGGTGTCCATTGCCGCGGTGGTCGCATAGGTACCGAGGATGCCGGAAACCGTCATTAGTAAGACACCTTTTCCGTTCCCTCCAGGACCGTAGACGAACAGCAAAGCATGCTCCCGTGTGGTGCCCGTCAAGCAGTAGCCGAACCAGCGTTGCAGGAAATCAACCAGGGCCGGGTCGCTTCCCGCGGCCTGATCAAGGAAGGAGAGCCATGCCGGGCAGATGGCTGTCGGTGCGGGAGAGACCGCGGTAAGCCGGGTCAGAAATGCCCCCGGCTTCGCCTGACTCAGAACCCCGGTCCTAAGGTCGACTGTCCCACCCGGTGTACTAAGCAGGAAAGGATCCGTGTCCCAAACACATGAAGTCACAGCAAAGGCGTCGTCCGCCTGAGCAAAGCGCTCGACTGCCGCGGCAAAGGCGGCCTTGCCGGTGATCGCTCGCGTCTTCAGATCCTCCCCTCGGTTAAGCGAGGCGACAAGCCGGCGTGCCCAGGTGAAGGCGGACTTGGTGTGGTTCTGGGCCCAATGGGTGCCGCACCAGTGGTACCAAGCTCCGGCAGTGTGGCAGTAGCGCAGGACGTCGCCATGACGTCGAGCGAAGACCAGAGCAATCCCATGCTCAGTCAGTTCGATGAATTGTTCCTCTGCGCTGTCGGAGGCCATACAAAGGAAGCGGGTGGCACTCAGATCCGCGACCTTCAGCCAGCCCTGCTCGAGCATCAGCCGGAGAAAGACCAGCCGATCGACACCGTCGCAATGGGCATGCCGGCAGTGGTAGACGAACCCCCGGCTGACGCTCTCACTGGCATCGATGACCATGGTGGCGGCGTCGGCACCAGCCTCGGTGTGCCGGTCCTCATTGGCGCAGCGGATGTGGTGCCTGATGCCATCGCTGACCCTGCCGAAGATATCGGGCCGGCGGGCCTGCAACGCCTTGACGATCTGGAAGCGACCGGCGTTGCTGCGGGCCCAGGCCGGCAGATCAACGACCTCCCCCGTGTTCGGATCGGCGAATGGCTTCAGCCGAGATCCGATGTTGCCGCCGGCACCCGACCGAGGGCGCCGAGTGCCGGGGCAGCCGGCATCGGTGTTGCTGGCCTTCCTGGCCGCGGTGGGCAGTACAAAGATATCACAGGGACCGCCCTGCAGCACCGCAGTCTCCGCCGATGCCCCCTCAGCCGGGCAGCGCGGCAGGTAGAACAGCCTGGAGGTATCGCTGCAGGCCTGGTCGTGGTTCAGCCGCAGCGCAGCGGCCAGCGCCTCGATCCGCTCCTTCCAGGCGGTATTGGCCTGCCGCTGGTCGTCGTAGCCGGCCGCCAGCCAGGGCCGCAGCAGCGGGATGGCGATGCGGAACTTTGGGCAGGGCTGGTGAGCGAGGGTGGCGTATTCGCCGTCCTCCGCCAGGATCCGGGCGCCGGCGCCGATCCGTGGCAGGTAGCCCTTCTCGGCTTCCAGGAAGGCGGCTGGCGCTGCGGCCGGATCGTTGACGGTGACCTGAAACCGGTCCCAGTTGCCGCGCCTGGCCCGGCTGGTGGTGGTCAGGTGCGAATGCGTGGAGCTGACGGCGGCGGTCCAGCCGTGTCCGGCAATGGCGGCGGTAATCTCCTGCAGGGTGGCGCCGGCATCGCTATCGAGGAAAGCGACGTCGATTTGTCGGGCATCGGCCTTATGCCGGCGGCTGCCGGAGAAAGTGGCCGGGACGATGCAGGTGCCTTCCTTGGCGCCGATCTCGTGCCGCGTCAGGACCGTGGCGAGGTCGGACCAGGCAAGCGCCCGGATGTCAGTCCAGGACGATTTCTGCAGGTAATGGCCGAAGGTGCAGCTGTAGGTCGTGGTGCTGCCCGACGCCGCCTCTGCCTGCGCCTCGGTCTGCGCGTTCATGCCGGGGTGCCCCCGCACAGCCGCATCGCCTCATAGGCCTCGATGTCCTCGAGCCGATAGACGACGCGGCCGCCGACCTTCAGATACTGCGGTCCCTGGTTTAGCCACCGCCAGCGCTCCAGCGTGCGCGGGCTGATGCACCAGCGACGGGCAAGGTCGAGTTGGTGCAGGTGCCGCTGATCGGCACCACCGGGGTGCACTCGTTCCCGCGGCTTCACCGGATTTGCACCATGATCAGACTCCGTGACAGCGATCTCGGCTGCAACATGATTGTCTGGCGAAGGCGCGATCCAGAGCAGTGATTCAAACTTTGGAAGGTTCAATCGCCGCCTTGGAACGCGCTTTCAGCTGCCGGTACTCCCCGCTCAGGACTTTCCGAATGGTTGCAGCGGTGGGCACCTGATGCAGGACGACTTTCGACGCAATCCAGTCTTCCAGGGCGACCGATTCTGCCTTCAGAGTTGGCAGAAGTTCATCGTGCTCCGCACGATGCCGCATCTTGCCACTGACGATGGGCAGGAAGGATATTTTGACAGGCATCAATTTAACGTCTGGGCTCGCGATTACACGTCTCGCGTACTCTTCTACCAACGCCAGGATGGTTTCGTCATCCAGCGAGGCCACGGTTTCCGGCGTGATCGACGGCGCGGCCTCGCTCGGCTGAGGTACAGCGTCGGAGCTGGTGAAGGGCCTGCGCGACGCCACCACGGCTGTGTAGCGAAGGGTGTGGATGCCGCCCACGGCAATCCGGCCAGCTGGGAAGTCGAAGCTGAATTCGGCGGCCCAGAGGCCGTTCAGCGGAGCCGGATGGGATTGCCGCTCGGGCGCCGTCTGCACGCCCTGCAGATGGATCTCGCCACGCTGGATCCTGTCACGGAAGTCCTGGCGCAGCCGTTCCCAGGCGGCATTCAACTTCCGCCACACATGCTCGTCGTCATCTTCGTCGTCGTCGGACGATGTGCGGGATGCTCCACCGCCAAGGTCAAAGCAGCCATGAGCCATCAGCCTATCCGATGCGAACGGTGCCTCAGCCTGTCGTACCGCCTCGATCAAGACCGGATCGCTCCAGCGCAGAAGCGCCGCCCGCAGCGGGATAGGGTTGGGATCCGTACCGCCACCGTCCGAACCAGCACCTCCCGCAACCACCATCCGGGCCTCCCCAGGCACAGCCTTACCCACAGCGCGACTCCAACCCGTTCGATGTCATTCAAGCAGGCCGCGGCCTTCCGAACCACCGGCACCCAAGACGGTGCCCGTATCGGCCGCCTGGCATGAGCGCCGCCAGCGGCAGCAACCGCCTCAATCTCCACCTTCCGCCCATCTCCGCGAAATCTGTTTGATCCTGGCCATCGGCCTGGTGCGGCTGCGGCGCCGCACTGCCGAGGATATGGCTTGTGACGCGGCACAGGTCGGTGCCCAGGGAGAGAGTTCGCTACACTTCCGTGGCGACCAGAGCATGCATGCGAACCGGACCAACCGGAGGCCCGCATGCCCCGCATAACCACTCAGAAGCCTGCTCAGGCGCCGGCGCCGACCATTGCCGCCATCCCCCCAGCAGACGTGCTTGGCCGTCTAGCCGCTCTCCAGGTCACGCCCACCGCCGCCCTGAAGGAGCAATGGCGCCAACTGTTCGGCAAGGAGCCGCCGCCCTTCAATCGCGCCTACATCCAGAGCCGGCTGGCCTACCGGATCCAGGAGCTGGCCTACGGCGGCCTGCGGCCGGAGACGCGGGCACGCCTGGAGGCGCTCGGTGAGCAGCTGGACGGCGGCAACGTGGTGCTGCGCCGCATCCGCGCCGATGGCCGGCCACTGCCGGGCACCCGGCTCGTGCGGGAGCACGACAGGGTGCAACACGTGGTCACCGTTCGCGCGGAAGACTTCGAGTACGAGGGCCGCCCCTACCGCTCGCTGTCCGCCATCGCCCGGCACATCACCGGCACGCGCTGGAATGGCTGGACGTTCTTTGGGCTGAAGGGGAGGCCTGGGGCATGAGCCGCCGCAAGCTGCCGGACCAGGTCATGCCGGCCAGGGTGAAAAAGCTCCGCTGCGCGGTCTACACCCGCAAGAGCACAGACGAGGGCCTGGACAAGGAGTTCAACACCCTCGACGCCCAGCGTGACGCTTGCGAGGCCTATATCACCAGCCAGCGCGCTGAGGGGTGGCTGCCGGTCCGCGATCGCTACGACGATGGCGGCTTCTCGGGCGGTACATTGGAGCGGCCGGCCTTGCGGCGTCTCCTCGCCGATATCGAGCAGGGTCTGGTGGACGTCATCGTGGTCTACAAGATCGACCGGCTCAGCCGCTCGCTGATGGACTTCGCCAGGCTGGTCGAGACCTTCGAGGCACATGGCGTCACCTTCGTGTCGGTCACGCAGTCATTCAACACGACGACCAGCATGGGCCGGCTCACGTTGAACATCCTGCTCAGCTTCGCACAGTTCGAGCGCGAGGTGATCGGCGAGCGCATCCGGGACAAGTTTGCCGCATCTCGGGCCCGCGGCATGTGGATGGGTGGCAAGGTGCCGCTGGGCTACAACGTGGTGGCGCGCAAGCTGGTGGTGAATGAGGACGAGGCGGCTCGGGTGTGCCGGGTGTTCGAGGTCTTCGCCGAGACAGGATCCGGCATCGAGACGATGAACCGCCTGCGGGCAGAGGGCGCCACCAGTAAGACGGGCCGGCCGCTCGACAAGGGCGATGTCTACAAGCTGCTGAACAACCGGACCTATGTCGGTGAGGCCACCCACAAGGGGAATGTCTACCCCGGCGAGCAGCCGGGGATCGTGCCGCGGGAGCTATGGGACCGGGCGCACGCCGTGCTGCAGATCAGCCCGCGGGTTCGTACCAACCAGAACCGGGCGCAGACGCCGGCGCTGCTGAAGGGGCTGATTTTCGGGGTGGACGGGCGGGCGCTGTCACCGACCCACGCCAGGAAGAACGGCCGCCTCTACCGCTACTACGTCGCCCAGCGGGTGCTCAAAGGAGACGCCGCTGGTGATGACAGCCTCGTCCGCCGGGTGTCGGCGGCGGCGATCGAGGCCGCCGTGGTTGACCAGCTGCGGGCGCTCCTGCAGCAGCCCGAAATAATCGTCGGCACCTGGCAGGCGGCGCGGACCCGGGCACCGGATCTGACCGAGGCGGAGGTGCGTAGGGCCCTGGGCGAGCTCGACCCACTGTGGGGGCAACTGTTCCCAGCGGAGCAGGCGCGGATCATCCGCCTGCTGGTCGAGCGGGTCGTCGTCAGCGCCACCGGCGCCGACATCCGGCTCAGGGTGGAGGGGCTGGGCAGCTTGGCCCGCGACCTCGGCATGCAGAGCACCTCGGCGCTGGGCGCTGCGGCATGAGTGCGGCCAGCAGCATCACAGTGCGGGTTCCGCTTGCCATCCGACGGAGGGCTGGGCGGAAGACGATTGTCATGCCAGCAGGAGAGCAGGGTGTGCAGGCAGTGACCACGCGCGCCGACCCGGCGCTGGTGAAGGCACTGGCCCGGGCATTTCGGTACCAGCGTCTGCTGGACGAGGGCCGCTACGCCTCCATCAGCGAAATGGCGGTCGCGGAGCGGATTGAGCGCGGGTACCTTGGCACGCTACTGCGGCTCACGTTGCTGGCGCCGGATATCGTGGAGGCGATCCTCAATGGCCAGGCCCCCTCCGACCTCGGCCTACCGCGATTGCTGGAACCGCTTACGCTGAGCTGGGTGGAGCAGCGACTCGTGCTCACTGATCAAGGCGAAGCGTAAGCTAGGTAATGCGAGGATAGACCGGGTGCGCTTCCTGCGCTTCCGCGGATGGCTGGCGGAGGTTGCCGTTCTGTCCGGCGGCGTGGCGCGGATCGTCTTCGAGGAGGTCCGCGCTCACGCAGGCACCGACGCGAGCCACATTTACGGCGGCTTCCTCGCCACGCTGACCGCTTGGTGTGAGGAGCACGAGGTGCCCTAGCACTACCTGGGCACTTCTGAAGTGGCCGTGAGGCACCTATCTGCTGGCTGGATCGACTTGGTGGGAGGTTGCGATGGCTGACCTCGATGGCGCTGGCGACGATCTGGATCGCTGGCTGAGGCCTTTTCTGGAGGTGCTTGGGCACAAGAAGCGGCAAACCTGGGCACCGCTATACCTGCGTGGCCTGATGGGGCCGGGCGAGCGCAAGAGCCTGCAGCCCATGGCCGCCCGACTGGGCCTGTCGGGGCATGATCAGCTGCACCATTTCATTGCCAGCCCGGCCTGGGACCACGGTCTGCTGTGGCGAGTGCTGGCCGAGCGCGCGGATCGGCTGTTGGGCGGGCCGGAGGCGGTGCTGGCGATTGACGATACGGCGTTGCCGAAGAAGGGCGAGCTGTCGGTTGGCGTGGCGCGGCAATACTGCGGGTGCTTGGGCAAGCGGGCGAATTGCCAGGTGCTGGTCTCGCTAATCCTGGCGCTGGGCGAGGTGCCCATCCCGGTGAGCTTGCGGCTGTTCCTGCCAGAGCAGTGGACCGCCGATCCTAAGCGGTGCGCCCGAACCGGCGTGCCCGAGGCGGAGGTGGAGGCCCATAGTAAGGGTGAGATGGCACTCGCCGAGTTGGATCGGCTCCTCGAGGCAGGGCTGCGCTTCGGCCTCGTGCTGGCGGATGCCGGCTATGGCGCGAGCACCGCGTTCCGCCATGGGCTGGATGCGCGGCAGCTGCCCTGGGCGGTGGGTGTCCCACGTACCCAGA